CCGAACCTCACCTTGGTCGAACGCTCGACCGTCGGTAAATTCTTGACCATTTAATATAGATTGGTATTTTAATTCGCATAAAGAAGTGCCGCGAGTCCATTTTGGACTCTTAGTATATTGTAGTTCACAGCATATATAGGGTGTTCTATGTTCATAGATTCACTTATAATCTTTGCTGAATTGATACGACTGAAATTTAGGGTTCCTGTAGGCTGAAGAGAACTGGTGGATAGACAGAAAGGATACAAGAAGAAATCGGGGGATGCGACGAAGTTAGTATAGTAATAATGCGTCACATCAATAAAATGGGGTTTTCCCCACCTATAGTTACTCATATCAATACCGTTAATGTTTAATTTAACCCTGTTGGAAGGAGAAGTAAGAGCACCGTTCGTGCTCGTATCCGAGGAGGCGAGGTACTTCACCGGATGATTGAACGTAAGCTCTTGAACATTTGTTCCGGAAGCAACATTCTTTTGTACCTGAGTCACAAGCATATCGTGTTTACGAGTGGCGATTTGACCACGTTCCTCATTGTCGAGATATATGTAATTAGCGAAACATTCAACGTTTTTGCCAGTTGCGGCAGAACCCCAATAAATACGTATTTCCACGTTACTGTAGTTCATAGCGACAATAGGTAAAGCACATTGTGGACCTTCACAAAAGAAGAATCTCAACGGATAAAAGAACGAGCGCGCAGAAATACCTGGGTGTGTACCTTGAGCACTCTTAGAAACATTTTGAGCGAAAGTATCCACAGCAATATTCTCTGTGAATACAGAATCTTGAGAGTCAATAACGGACCCTCCTATCAAAAGTTCGACTTTATCAATAATAGTACCCCAATTCTGTGTATCAAGGGCTTGGGTGGTATCATCCATAGTAAAATAGACGTGACTGAGAAGGTCACCACTTCTCTCAAAAATAACGCTAGACATAGATTGGTTTTTCACCGCTCCGTGGATTGTTTGTTTTTCAACGGATTGTGAAAAATTAGCATGCCTTTTGAACGTTGAACTAAAGAACGATATTTGAGGGTCACCCACGATATACTTATCCTGAGCTCCTATAGCGATCAATTGTGCAACACCGGCAGACATGGTAATACTAATTTAAGACAAGAAAAATTACAAGTTGGGTTTTCTACAAACGAAACGGAGAACTAAAAAGTTGTTCTCGGCGGGATTGGGAGGGGTAATCAGATTACCATCCTGATCCCTCAAATTAACGGTAAACCTGTCGACGGAGCGAATAGGGTTTACATATTGTGTCGCGACCGAATAGTCATCTTTGTAACTAATTATACCTGTATCGTCGGTGGTGACAAGACTGGCAAAAGAATTACGAAGTAAGCTCAGGGACGCCTGACCAGTGAGAACGTTAGACGCCCTATCCGAAAAGATAGAATCGAGTTCATTGATAGAGACGTAACAGTGTTCGGTGGCCGTAGTAGTATTAATACGGGCGGCTAAAAGTTTAGCCTGAACCACATTTTTGAGTGGCTGTTGAAGATGGCAAGTAAAAGTATTCGCGCTACTCTGTCCCACACTATCTATAGTAATCGTGTGATACTCGTAGTTAAGGTCGGGAATCATTTCAGTTGGCGATGTAATAAGAGCCATTTATATTAGCTTAGATTAAAGATCCACCAATTCCGTCGGCGATTTCGTACCCAGCGTGCTCACCGACAAGTTCTTGAGCACCACAGAGACCACCTGGAGTAAGACCAACAGTGTAAGCACTGTCCTTCTTACCAGACCCGGGGGTGCAGTCGAGGTCGGACTCGAGGTCGAAGAGCGACTTCTCGCTGACAGCGTTAATGGTAATTGGCCTGGGCTGATAGTTAACAGTAGTAGCATTCCAGTAGCCTAGGGCGGTAATGATAATCATCAACACGAGCATGTATAACAGGGCATTGCGGTCGGCCCGATTGAGATTGAGTTTGAACATTTATAATAGACATACATTTTTTTAAAGTGCGTTAAAGACATTTTCTTAGTTTCTAGATAGAGAGTAGATGGACGAAGAAATCGTACTCGACAGGGGTCATACCAATGTTATGAAATTAGATGCTGATGAACAGGCACTCATGGATGAGATTGAGATTTCTGTTCCTCGGCCGAAGCCAGTACCCAGACCCACTACGAGGCCCATGCAAAGGCCTGGTGCTTCTCACCATCAAGAAGCTATGGATGCCTTTGTGAATCCCAACAAACAGAGTGCTCCTGCGCAACCCCGTGAAGACGAAGAAATTGATTACGGTGAGGATGAACCTATGATGTTCGACGATGAACCCATGGGTCCCGGTCCAGGTGAACAGGCTGAACAACCCTCTAAAGGGTACACTTCTATAGACGAAGAGAAGTCAGACCTTCTCAACAAGCTTGCTAGATTAGAAAAGAAGGGTTTCGCTGTGAATAAACGATTAAACGCGTACTCTAATGTTGATGAACTTCGTTCGGAAGTAAAACGTATTACGTACAGCATAGATGTAGAGCAGAGCATTCGCTTTTCGAGGCGTATGCTTATCGCCTGTGTAACTGGTCTTGAATTCCTTAACAAGAGGTACAACCCCTTCGAGATTCAGTTAGATGGTTGGTCAGAATCGGTGATGGAAAATGTAGATGATTATGACGGAGTTTTTGAGGAGCTCTACGTGAAGTATCGCTCGAAGGTGAATGTCGCACCAGAGGTAAAGCTTATTATGATGCTTGGTGGTTCCGCGATGATGTTCCACCTTACAAACTCTATGTTCAAGTCTGTAATGCCTAATATGAATGATGTAATCAAGCAGAACCCTGACCTCGTAAAGAATATGATGGCGGCAGTGCAGAACACAACACGCTCACCCGAGGGACCCGCCGTGGATGCCCCAGTTGGAGGCACGGGTCAGTATGAGATGCAGGGACCTGGTGTAGATATTTCGAACCTCATGGGTAATATCATGATGCCTCCTCCACCACCCATGAATACTTCCATGGGTCAGTCTACCTCCGCTGCTCCCCCAGTAGAGGAGGAAGACGACGATCTTTCTGACATTGTTTCCATCTCCGGTGATTCCACTGGTGGGGAGGTGAAGGAGGTCAATGTTGGTGGTGCCAAACCCAAGCGAACCCGTCGAAAGAAGAAGACTGAAATTAATCTCTAAATATATATAAATGATAGCGTATTGTCCGCTGGAGGATTTAGAGCCTCCCGTTCGGCAGCAGGTAGCTGTCGCGGAGCCAAAGTCTGAACCTGTAAAGCCTCAGGTCGGGCGCGAAGAAACTGAATTAAATTACGTCATCATGGCTTTCATTGTTGGCGTAGTCATACTAGCCGTCTCTGATTCCATCAGGGCGTAAATGTTGAATCTACCGCGGGGTATTCCCTCGTAGTAAATTTAATATCCAAACTTCTTATTCAAGACATTACCTGGAGATGGATGACTTGGACCGACTAATTCCGTACCAGTGAAGGTATCAGCCGAACCATCTGGGTTATTTGTAAATATTGATAGTAATTTACCACCCCGGGAAGTTACCATTTCAATGTACAAGTCGTAATAGTATGTACGCTGCGATGTCACTTCTGGAGCGAAAAGTAAACCAAATTTACCAGTAGTTACAGTGGGATTCCATGGATGAAGATTACCACCACCGAATAAGTTCTTAGTACCTATGGTGATGTCTTCGGAGGGATTCGTGGTACCGTCGTGTGTACCACCCTGTACCTCGAGCACCATAGTACTCATGTCATGAACACTGTAATCAGACCGTAATATAGCTATTATTTTGGCATAGAATGAACCTTTATCGAATCGTAGTTGTATGTCATTACTTTGTTGACTCGTACGCGTAAAGTTTATAGCGTATCGTTTGCAGGAAACTTCATTTGAGTTGGAAATAAATCCACCGCCAACCTCAAGAGCTGTAGAGGCATCCTGGCCACCGAGGTCTACAGCGACCTGGTTACCTAAATCAATTTTACCATCAATTTGAAGGTCACCAACAATTTCAGTGTCACTATTCACGATGAAACTCCTAACTGGGTCTACAAACACATTACCAGTGTGGTCACCGTAGATATTGGACACTCCACCAGTCGTCTTGAATTCGAGAATGGCATTGCTCGTCGCGTGTTCTAAACGAGCCGTACCGTTATACACGGTGAAATGCTCACTGGG